GACCATTGGAACCAACGTGATATAGCTGTGATGAAGCCTGTCAAGACTGAAAAAAATCCTTGGCTACGCTTCAAACGCGAGTTTGTTGCAGCGTTGAGCCAAGATGTCGAGATTCACGCGAAGCGTGTGTCTACAGCTCTAGCGTGGTTCTACGTGGAACCATATCGAGATGATTGGCTAACCTAGCAACGTAGTTGCGCAGCCGGTAGGATGAGTACATGAAACAACAAGATGCTAATGATTTAGTTTGGAAAATTTTATCAGGTATGCCTGTAGAAGTTTTCGATGATGATTCGGGAGACATTTGGTATAATGATTCTTATGAACTTGTTAACCCACGAAGAGAAGGTGATTTTATAGGCTCAAGAGAGATTGGTTCTGCTAATCTTGTTACTGCCCTCAACCTAATTCATCAAAAATTACTTATCAAAAGCACTTCTGACTCTACAGACTTATCCATGAAAATGTTCAACGAAGCTATGTTTAATCTTCAAGAACAACGATTCATTCGCCGTAAACCAGAGAAGATGAGAGAATCTTTTAAGGTTTATTCTTCCAACACAACAACCTAGAGGAAAATATGGAATACGCATTAAAATCTGAAGTAAAAAAAGAAATCAGCCGCATTGTTGATTTGATGGTTCAAGCTGATGCAATTCGTGAATCAATTGCTGAACTTAAGAAAGATATTAAAACTGAATACTCAATTCCTGTTGCTACAATCACTAAAGTAGCTACTATCATTCGTAAGCAGAGCCTTGACGAAGAAGAACAAAAGTGGGACGAGATCAAGGAGTGGGTTGATATCTGCTCGTAAGAAAATCTACGTCACAGGCGATTCATGGAGCGCTGGAGAGTGGGATACTTCTAAGGGTGATGATATTAATCTTCATGCAACTAAGTATTCACTCTCTAACTATCTAGGTAAAACAGGAAAATATGAAGTAGTTCATCGCCCTTATCCTGGTCATGGTGATGCTGTAGTAATAGCTCACTTAAAAGATAGACATGACTTAGATGATTTTGATTATATAGTCTATGTTAAAACTTGTGCTACTCGTAGCTTTAACTATCTTGATGAAGAAAAACATCCTATGTTTCATAAAGAAAAAAACATACTAACAAAAATTTGTTGGATGAATGATACTTTTTATAGTAAATTTACAGAGGATAGTCATAGACTTATTTTACTAGGAGGCATAGAGAAGATAAGATCTAGTTTTGATTGCTTCTTGAAAATTCCTAGTATCACTGAATTTCTTTACCCAAATTGGAAAGATACTGAATATTTTGGTGATATCAGTATATAGCAAATATGGCAGATGATGATAAAATAGGGTCTGAACTTCTTTTTAAAAGCTCCGAACGTAAGATTGAATTTTGGAAGAAGCATCCTGACTATTTTTACCCTGACGGTGTTCACCCAAATAGAAAAGTGCATAAAAAATTAGCACAATTTATTGATGATTATATAGGTAAAAATGGTTGATTTTGTAGACACTGGTTGGCAAGATTGTATTTTTGTAAGTACTAATGATCTTGTAAAAAAATCAGTAAAGCCTCTATTGAAACACATAGAGGCTAACTCTTTTTATGATGATGATCACCAAAAACGAAGAATCTGTAGAATCAATGGTAAGACCGCTATACTTTTATCGGCAGGTGATACTTATGGTTGGCACTCAGATTCTTTTTCTTTTTTAAACAGGCACTTAGAAAATCCTCGTCCTAATCGTTATTGGACACAGATCATATATCTTACAGAGGGCAAACCCCTTGAGTTAGGCGACTTTAATTCACAGGGCGATCTAAACGAAGATTTTGATTACCCAACACCAAAGTCAATCATAGCTACAATATACCCTGAGCCAGGAAAGACAATTACTTTTCCTTCTTTTATGGCTCATAGAATACAACCCACCGTTGATAACGACCGATGGACTTTTGTTGACTTTGTTTCAGTAATGAAGTATAATACTATTAATTCGTCAGAATATGTAACTATAGCAAAAAGGTATTTTAATGAAGATTTTAGGAGTGAGCTCTTATCATCACGATAGCGCAGCCGCATCTTTAAATAATGGTTTTATTCAAGGTGCTACACATGAAGAACGTTTTACTCGTAAAAAGTTTGATAAATCTTTCCCAAAAAACACTATTCGTTGGTTACGTGATCAATACGATGATTGGGAATTTGCAGCTTTTTATGAAGAAACTACATATAACCAATTTAAAACAGATATCAAAAAACTTACATCAGCACGCCCTGTATTAGTAGACCATCACGAAGCTCATGCTATGAGTTCTATTTTAACCACCGATTGGACTGAGTGTGCTATAATGGTAGTAGATACTGTAGGCAATCGTTATTCCACCTCTTTAGGAGTATATAGAAATGGTCAAATCGAATGGATCAAAAGGTTTCGTTATCCAAACTCTATTGGTTTATTTTATTCTAGTGCTACTCGTTTATTGGGATTTGTACCTCTAAGCGACGAGTGCAAAGTAATGAGTGCTGCTGCTCATGGAAAACCTAAATGGGCATCTTGGATAAACCAAAAAGTTGTAGACTATAATGCAGATGGTGATTATACTTTTTTACATAATCTAGAACGCGGAGTAGGCACAGGTACTCTAGATTGGGATATCGCAGCTTCTGTTCAACAAGTTACTCAAAATATACTACTTTCTCTTACAACATGGCTTCAAAAAGAAACGGGACTAACTAATCTAGCGTATGCTGGGGGCGTTGCGTTGAATTGTGTTGCTAATACTTATCTTTTAAAAAATTCTGGCTTCAAGCAAATTGCTATTCAACCAGCTGCTGGTGATGCTGGCTGTGCGCTAGGAGCTGCTGCTTTAATTACCCGCCCACTATGGGAAAATGCTTATTTAGGTGTTTCAGCAAATAATAATATTTCAGCCGATGAATGTGCTGATCGAATTATCAAAGGTGAGATTGTTCCTGTTATACAAGGACGTGCAGAGTTTGGGCCACGAGCTCTTGGAAATAGATCTTTGCTGTGTGCTCCTACTGATGATAACATTAAAAAACTAAATAGTATAAAAATGAGAGATACTGATTCTTGGAGACCTTATGCGCCTGTTTGTCAGATTGAAGAAGCTGATAACTATTTTAAAGTTTATCAACATTCTAAAGAAATGTTATTTGTTGCTGACATTACTAGTGGTAACTTTAAAACTCATGATAATACTGCCCGTCTTCAAACTGTTACTGGCTCTTCTAATGCGTATCTTTGGAAAGTATTAGAAAAAACTAGACAATATGGGTATCCCATTTTAATTAATACTAGCTTAAATGCGAAAGGAAAACCTATTGTCAACACCGTGGACGATTTTAAAAGGGAAGTACAATTACACGACTGAGGTAGATACTGATACTTTACCTACAGGGCGTACTTATCATACTCCTGACGGATCCTATCCGTCAATTACTACTATACTTGGAAAAACTTCAGACAATACTTGGTTGCAAAAATGGATAGAGAGAGTAGGAGAGGAAGAAGCTCGTCGAGTTTCCAAAGAAGCTACCGATCGAGGCACTTTAGTTCACGAATATGCAGAAAAGCATTTCAACGGGGAAGACGTATGGCAAGAATTAAGTCAAGAGAGATTAGACGTCAGACAGATGAGTCGTGACTTAATTAGAGCAACTGAACGAGGCATTGAAGAGATTTGGGGACAAGAACAAGTACTCTGGTCTAATAAGTATTGCTACGCTGGTCGTTGTGATATGGTAGGCATTTGGAAAGGCAAACCTACTATTATTGACTTTAAAACATCTAAAAAGAAAAAGTCTACTAAACAAATTACAGATTACTATATTCAAGGCTGTGCCTACGCTGTAGCACACAATGAGATGTACGGAACAGGAATAAGAAACATAGCAATTGTTATGACCATTGATGGTGCAGATCCTATTATTTTTGAACAAGATGCTGTACCCTTTTTACCACTATTAAAAAATAGGAGACTACAATATGATAAGTTGGCTACTCAATAAGTATGAGGATTGGAAGTTCGAGAGAGAATTTCAAAAAAAGAAAAAACAATTGATGGAACTTGATCCTTTTATTTATGATATTCCTAGTGAGACTAAGGATCATCCAGGATCTGAACCTACTCGTTACAAAACTTGGGAAAATAAGGGTAAAGATATTGACTTCTAAAACAAGAAGAATAAGAAAGCCTTTAAAGGATTTTTTCGATAAACACGCTTTGACGGACGCTGAAAAAGATTTTATACTTGGGTGTATGCTAGCTCAAAGCAGATACCCGCAACTTACCCACAGGCAGTGGCAGATTGTAAACGATATTAAGGATAGATACGATGGCAAAATACCCAGGAGTGAAGAGATTACCTAGTGGTAAAATTGATTACAGAGGAACAAAATTTGATGGATTCAATAAACCAAGACGATCAAACAGAGAAGGCAAGAAGGGCATGGTACTCGCCAAAGAAGGTGACAAAGTGCGACTTATACACTTTGGAGACTCTTCTATGGGCCACAACTATTCTCCAGAGGCACGTAGATCATTTAAAGCAAGGCACGGTCGCAACATCGCCAAAGGAAAAATGTCAGCGGCTTACTGGGCTAATAAAGTCTATTGGGCCGGACCTTCAGGATCTAAAAAGTCGCCTCCAAAGAGTCAAAAATATAGGAAAGGCTAGTTAAATGCCACCACGTAATCACTCAAACTGGACTAAAACTCCAAAAGTGGAATACATTAGTAGTGAATGCTACAATAATCACGAAATTTACTTACGTGAACAAGAAGATATCTTTTCAAAAGTGTGGGTTCCTATTTGTCACATTTCTGAGATGCGTAACGAAGGAGATTTCCGCACAACTCAGATTGCAGGACAACGTGTGGTTGCTTGGAACACAGGCAACGGTGTTAAAGCATATCTAGGAGAAAACATCCACAGCGTAGCAGGCAATATGAGTAGCAACGAAGCTGCTGGTAAAGAACTATACTGTGAAGTTTATCATGGTGGCATGGTATGGGTTACACTAAATGATAATCCAGACTGTAGCGTAGATCAGTGGACAGCAGGGGCATTTGATTGTATAGCAGATGCTATTGATACAGAAGAAATGGAAGTCTTTCATTATCACAAAGCGGTAATAGATACAAACTACAAACTATGGCACGATACTAACTCAGAGTTTTATCACGACTTCATGCACTACTTTAATCGTGTGTCTGGATTCAACGATGAATATTTCGCTAGAAAAAATATTCCTTTTGATAATGGTCATGTTAACGTGTCTAGCTTTACTGTTAACTATGAAGAGTATGACGG